TATTACTACTTATTTATTAGAAAGCTGGGCTGGAGTTGAACCAACCCTACGACCATCAGCCTTTATTTATTATTAATAGTCATAACATTTTTTTGGATTCTTTTCAGTCTTCAGTACGTCAAGGTTATCAATGTCAATATCCTGATTAATTATATCATCTTCAGATATTAACACGAAGTATACTTTTTTATCAGCTGGGTTATGTTCAAACCATTCATCAGCTTCTTTTAATGTATCTATTATCATTTTATCTCCATTATTATTTATTGTTTAAACTTAAAATTCCTGTGGAACAATCCAGCACAATCACGGCAGAAGAAATGATACAGGAAACCGTATGAGGTTGGTACCTGTATACTCTCTCCAGAGCTTTTCAAAACTTTAGAATAACATATTTTACAATGCTGGTACTTATTGCTAAAGGTGTATTGTATGTCTCCATTATACATTTCTGTACGGACTATGACTCTACCCTTCCCTTCCCAGCTATCCTTACCTTTTCTTAACATTACTGATACCTTTCTATTACTGGTGGAATATAGCTCATAAGAGAACGGGCTGAAGCTTGTTGTTGCCCCAGCCCGTGCAATACTGTAGATTAACTTATTTTATTATTGATTCTTGTATTGCATAATCTACTTTTATTTCGGGTAGTTTATCATCAGGTATTTTATCTAATGCTATCATGTTGGAGTCATTTTCAGTTTCTGGGAAATACTCAAAACTATTTTTTAATTTAGGATTAAAGTAAATATCCATTACTCCAAACCTGTAGCCTCTTGTTTTAATTCCATTGCTACCAACTAACATTACTGGTGCAATAAAACGTAATTCATTAGGTACAGTTTCCAAAGTTTTAACATTAGTTTTAACACCTTTTACCATTTTAGAAGTGCTATTTATAACACTTGTAAAACCTCTTACGCCGTGTTGCTTCATTAACTTTTTTGCGAAGTTTAAAACCGTTATTTTGTATTCATCTAACTTAGTTTTAACTTGTATTTCCTTACCTTCTCCAGCTTCTTGCAAGTTTGGGTATTGTTTACGCATTAAAGCTAATTTCTTAGCGTGTTCAACTTCAGGTTGATAACTACCGTTTACGTTATTACTCATTTTATATCTCCTTATTTTATGAGCTATGTCAAAGAACTATGAGGGGCTATATTCTCAAAGAGAACCTATTATTGCCCCTCGTCTATACATAAGATATGATGAATATAATGAATATAACAAAGTATATTATTGTAATTGCAAAATAAATTGCATAATAGGTGTGATTTATTTGTGTGTTGCCTTAAAGGATATATAACTCAATTTGCAACTAAATTATAAAAGGAACCGTTTTGAACCCCCAACGAGACTTTTTCGGGGGTGGGTATGCGTTAAAAAAAGCCACACACTCATTCTTGCAATATTTTTTGAATTTTTTTCTGAATTTTAGCTTTATAACTGTATATATAGCATAATACCCTTGGTATAGGGTATTATGCGATTAAGTATACTTAATGTATACCTAGGTATACTTATACTGGTACAAAATACAACTGTTCAATAGTGAAAGTCAAGTGCTTTTTTAATTCTTGCATTTGTTGTGTAAATTAACATATATTGTATATTATGAATTTTAAAGAAATTAAAGGTGTAAAGCATTTTATATACTCTTTAACAGAATGGGAAGCAAAGTACCCCGATTCCAAGATAGAAAGCTGGAGAGTTGGGCAGGAGGGCAACTGGGTGCTTACAGATGATAACCACGTTGTGCAAGTATTAAAGACAGCACGATATGGAGATGTAGACATAGTTAGGTGTATTACTGGAACATATGACATAAACGGTAGTAAGCTTATGACGAGTGATATTCCAGAGAACATATATTCATTTAGCAAGCAAAGTGTCTATAAATCATTTAGAAATAGAAAAAACATAAATAGTAAAGAATTTTTATTTGCACAATATGTAGCACGTGGTATTGATGTTACTAAATCATACTTAAAAGCATTTGACACTAAAAAAGAGCATTATGCTAAAAAGCGTGCATATGAGCTTATTAAAAGCGAAAGGATAAGAAAAATGGTAAGTAAAGAGATAAAAGACATTTTAGATAGTGAAGGTGTAACACCAAACTACATTATACAAGTTTTTAAGCAAGTTACAGACTTAGCTGATAGGGATGGTGATAGATTAAGAGCCTTAGAGAGCTTAGCTAAAATTTCAGGTCTATTTGAGACTGAAAGTAAGAGTGAGCAACTCACTGTATTTGCTGGTTTTACTGATGAACAATTAAAAGCAATAAGTAATGGACAATCTAAAAAGCTTATCAACGCCTCAAAAGAGTCTTAACGAGCTATTTAATAGTGGTAGTGATGAAAAAGCCATAGACCCTTGTCCTGTTTGTGATAGTGAGCTTTATTTTGGTAAAGACTTAACAAAAAGGTGCGGATTGTTAAACAAATTTGACGAAATAGTAGGCTGGTTATGCCCATATTGCAAGTCAGAGTTTGATGCAGACGATAACATAGTAGAAATATTTACAAATTTATTAATGAGAGGGAAAGCTTAGTGGCAAGTCTAAACTTGCATGGGGATGTATCTAAAAAAGAAGAAATACTACATTTAGCCCATAAAGACTTAGTTATATTTGGGCAACTTTTCTCTCCACAAGACTTTTTAGCAACAACATCACCACCATTCCACCATGAAGTAGGTAATATTATGCTTGATAGAAGCATACAACAATTAGCACTTGTATTACCCCGTGACCACGCTAAATCAACATTAGCTGCTACAGCAGTTTTACATAGATTCTTATTTGCCACAAAAGATAAACCTGAATTTATATGCTGGGTAGGTGAAGCTCAAGACCAAGCAATAGACAATGTAAGGTGGGTTCAGAATCACATAGAAATGAATCCAGCTATACACTATTACTTCGGAGATTTGCAAGGAAAGAAATGGACAAAGACTGACTTTAGTTTAAACAACGGTTGCCGTATGATTGCTAAAGGAACTAGTCAGAGACTTAGAGGTAAAAAAGAACTATCAACAAGATATACGGGGATAATATTAGATGACTTTGAATCTGAAGGAAATACAAAAACTGCTGAAGGTAGATTTAGCATTAAAAATTGGGTTACTGCTGCAGTATACCCTGCTATTGATTTTGACAAGAATGGTTTTTTATGGTGCAATGGTACTATTGTTCATTGGGATAGCTTTCTCAACAATATCGTCGTATCTCATAGAGAAGCTAGAAAATCAGATAATAAGTTTGCGTGGAAAGTTATCACGTATAAAGCTATAGAAGATGAAAAACCTATATGGCCAAGTAGATGGAGTCTAAAAAAGCTAGAACAACGTAAACAATTCTACATAGATAGTGGAACTCCTAGCAAGTTCTATCAAGAGTATATGAATCAAGCTAGAAGCCCTGAAGACCAGATATTTGAAGAAGAAGATATAAATAAAGGATTTTATGATGGTACTTGCAAGTATGACGAAGATGAAGCTACTTGGTTTATTGAATTTACTGATGGTAATAAAGAGAAAATTAATATATTTATGGGAGTTGACCCAGCCTCAACTATTGGTGATAGGAGTGACTTTAGTGTTATTATGGTTATTGGTGTTACTGCTAAGCACGATTACTATGTTATTGACTATTGGAGACAGAGAGTATTACCAATGGAGTGTGCAGAGCAGATATTTAAGCTATTTAAACAATATGAACCCGTAAGGAGAATAAATATTGAAACAATCACTTATCAAGAGATGTTACGAGATTATGTGCAAAGAAGGAGCAAGGATGAAGGATTGTTCTTGCCAGGAGTCGAAAAAGGTATTAAAAGTTATGGAAGCCAGAAGAAGAAAGATAGATTATTCGAGGGATTACAACCAATGTTCAAGCAAGGTGCAGTTCACTTAAAGAAATCCCAGAGAGAGTTTATTGGAGAACTACTTGATTTTCCTAAAGGTAGCCATGATGATACTATTGATGCATTTTGGTTATCTTGCCAGTTTACAAGAGGTGGTCTTGTTAAACAGTTTAAAAGAGGTGTAAAAACTGCTAAAAGTGCAGTTAAAAAGCGTTATAATTGGATGACTGGAGCAAGAGCATAGAAATTAAAATAAACTATTGCATATTATATTAAGTATTTTATATATTACCAGTTATGGCAAACCTACCAGAAGATAAAAGAGCAACTGAAATAAAAGAGATTTGGCAAAGATGGCAAAATGCCAGAAATGACTGGGACACTCATGCTAGAGAAGATATTGATTTTTATTTAGGTAATCATTTTTCTCAAGAAGAGGTAGACGAACTCTCCGAGCGTAATCAATCCAATCTTCAGATAGATAGGCTTTACTCTGCTATTGAACAGTTCAAAGCTATAGTTACATCTAAGCCACCTAAGTTTAGTGCAGTAGCCAGAGAAGATTCTGATAATAATATCTCTTTAGTTTGGAGAACTATACTTGAGTATATCTGGGATATATCTGATGGCAATGAAGTATTTAAGCAAGTTGTTCATGATTATGCTGTTACTGGTCTTGGATATTTCTATGCATACATAGATAAAGAAGATGATTATGGAAGGGGTGAAGTGAAATTTGCGTATATAGACCCCTTTAGAGTATATGTTGACCCTAATGCTCGTAATAAATGGTTTGACGATGCTGCTGGTATATGTTTAACTACTCTTTTAACAAGAGAGCAAGTTTTAAATCTCTATCCTGACTTAATGAGTCCATTGCCAGGAGATGAAGAAGAGATTCCAATGATTGATATGATTGAGGGTAGTTATTTACATGATGAAGATTATCCTTCATCTAAGAATAAGACAACTATTGGCTCTTTTACTCCTGATGTAATTAAAGATAAAGATTGGGATAGAACTGATAAATTTAGAATTATAGAGTATTTTACTAAAGTTAA